GAAGAAACGCCCATCCTCTCCCCGCTGGCCTGGCAGATCGAGCACCGCGCCGAGGTCGAAATCACCGTCGCCGGCGCCACTCCCGCCGCCCGCAACACCCTACTCGACGCGCTGCTGGTCGATGTCGCCGCGGCCATCACCGCCAACCGCACCCTCGGCGGCGCCGTAGAATGGGCGCAGCCCGGCAGCGCGTCCTTCGAGGATGTCGAGTTCGAGGGCGCGGCCGGAGCCCGTGCTGCCGCCATCCCCATCACCCTGTGGTTCACCGTCGCCGGCTCGCCGCTGGCCTGATCCACCTCCAGGAGAACGCCCATGCCCCGTGCCATCGGCGCGAATTGCCGCCTGCTCATGCTGCCCGAATCCACCTACGGCACCGCGCCTGGCAGCAACTGGCGGCGCATGCCCTTCCTGTCCTGCGATCTGGGTGCGGAGCAGCCGCTGCTGGATGCCGACGTCATCGGCGTCGGCAGCAACCGCGATCCGGCAGCGCCTTTCCTCGACACGGTGACGGTCGCCGGCCAGGCGGTGGTGCCGGTGGACCTCATCAACATCGGGCACTGGCTCCGCCTGCTGCTCGGCGCACCCACCACCACCGGCACGACCAACTTCATCCACACCTTCGCCTCGGGCGCCGCCTCGCTGCCCAGCAACGCCATGGAGATCGGTTATCCGGACGTGCCGTCCTTCGACGTCTGCACCGGCGTGCGGGCCGACACGCTGGAACTGGACTTCACGCCGACCGGCGCAGCGACAGCGACCTTCGGGCTGCTGGGCCAGGGCTCGGCGCGGACCGGCGCGACATCCGGCGGCACGCCGACGAGCGCCGCCTATACCGCGTTCAACAAGGCGCAGGGCAGCATCACCCGCAGCGGTTCGGCGCTGGCGCAGGTCACTAGCGCGCGGCTTACCTATGCGAACGGCATGGAGGCGGTTCGCACCATCCGCGCCGATCGTCGCGTCGAGGGCGTCGATCCCGGCATTGCCCGCTGCACCGGCCAGATCACCGTGCGCTTCTAAAACACGACGTTGCTTGCCCAGGCCCAGGCTGGCACCTCAGCGGAATTCGCCATGGCCTTCACCATCGATGCCAACCGCAGCCTGACCATCACGCTGCACGAGGTCTATCTGGCGCTGGCCAAGACGCCGATCGAGGGGCCGGCCGGCGTGGAGGCTAGCTTCGACTTCCGCGCCGCCTTCAACGCGACGGCGACGCGCATGATAACGGCGGTGCTGCGGAACCAGCAGGCGGGCACGGAGTATGCGTGATCTGCGCTTTGGGAGTTCGAAGAACGGCCTTTGGATGCGACGTTGGCGGACCTGAGAGGGGTCAGGGGGCCAATGGATGGCGGTACAAGCGATCGCCAACAAGATCGCCACTTCCCCAATCGTGGAACGCGTCCAGGCTCTTTGCGAGGGGGTGGCTGGCGATAGCTTCTGGACAATTCAGATCGCCATACAATTCGGAAGGCGCCCGGCTCTTGAACAGGTGGTTCAGGCTGTTCGCCAAGACATCGGCTGCCAACACCAGTCCATCGCCTTCGCGGATCGGGTTGAACACCAGCTCATGCACCACCGTCTGGATCGCCAGCTCAGGAGGGTAGTTGACCTGAATGCTGACCTGGCCGCGCACGACGCTGCGAGTGGCAGTATCAAAGCCACTCGACTGGCTTACCGTCGGCGCCATGCTGAGAAGATCGATCGCAGCTTTTTCAAAATCCTTGAGGATAGGTGCATCGATCTGGTCCGACCGAACCTCGATGCAAACATCGGTCTTGCCGCGCTCTTCCATGAACGCGACCAAGTGCGCGTAAATCCCAGCAAATAATGCCTCGTGCATTGATGCGGGATTGGAGCGTTTGCTTCCTCTCTTCACGGCCGAGGAAGCGCTGGCTTGCCGAGCCGCGTCGAGGAGCTGCTGCTCCTCCTTGTATCTCCGATGAAACCCCGCGACGTGGATCGCGTACCAGAAGCAAGGCAGTCCACTATTCTGAATGGCAGCGTAGACGTCTTCTCTCAAAGCTTGCTTCTGCTCGTCGAGTAGGTCTGCGATATGCAGTTTGCCGCTCGGAGGGGTGTACTTCGCAACAAGGTCTTGAAAGGGGCCTAATTTCTGCCCGGCACAGCTCTCCGGCATAAGGATGCCGGCAAAGACGCCAACCTCGCCCGGAAACTGCTCATCCTGGTCGGCGTAACCCTTGGCGCCGGATTCGTCGCAGGCGAAAATGATCCGAGTAGGTTCGGTCATAACAGCGCAGACCTCTCTGTCTTGCAGTTTCGGTAAGGCGGGTGACCAAAGTAGCGCTGCGGGATCAGCAGGCTGGGACGGAGTGCGCGTAAGCGACTACCTGATATCGTGCGCCGCAGGTCTTGCGTACATCGACGTCCGTCTCAGGAAGGCGCTTCAGCGACTGGTCGAACCTTGAGCTCGGAATAGACTTCGGCTTCTGCTCCGCAAGCACATGTCACGACCTTGCCGCTGCTCAGCTCGTGCGCCTCTACGCTGCATACAGCATCGCACTTGAAGCAGTTGAACGTCGCGCGGTCAGGGATGAAGCGGTGCTGGTCATCGCCGCCTGCGTCTTGATAGATATAGCGCCGACCACACGCGCCACAGACAACGGGCTTTTCCGGCGAGAGAAAATTCGCCTTTCGCTTAATCAAAAAGCCGCATGTACAGTCGAACGTTATGAATTCGCCGAAATTCACGTTGAAAAGTGGCGCGCTTAGGATGCGCTCGAGTTCAGCCGAGATCTCAGCCGCCTTTGCGCGTGCATCAGCTTCTAGAGTCGCCTTGCCTAGCTCGTGTTGGCGCAAAGTCGGTTCATGGAGAAAGTTGCCCAAAGCGTTATGGGCTTTGTTGCCCCAGCGCACGGTAAAGCGCCGGTCCTCTCCCAAAAACTCCATGACCTTTGCCGGCTCACCCGGCACGTCCTCCCGCCCGACGAAAATCTTCGCAGTCCTATCCGCATGCGGATCGACTGCAAGGAGCTCGTCCAGGACCTTCTTCGGTGTCCACTGCGCCATGACAGAGTTTGGCGTTTCCGAAAGATACGCCTGGAGGACCTGGTAGGTGAGAGCCTCGATCGCCATGCGCAGGGAGAGGCATGCCTGCCGGGCTGAAGCTTCACCCGGCGTACTGAGACGCGTCTGCGCCTCGGCGAGATGGGCTCGCGCTCGGGATCGGAAGTCAATGTTCATTTGGCAGCCCCTCATTGCGCGCTGACCGGTGACGCGATTCCGTTGGATTCCCGAGAGGCGGGTGAAGGCGCGTGTAGGTGAAGCAGAACTCACTCGAGACTTGGACCATGGCCACGGCACCGTCCGGCCCCTTGGAGGAGCCGCCTGACACCGCTTTGCAGATTCCGCCGATGATGCGGTTGACCCTCGCCTTGTCGGGGTTGTTCCGCTCGAACCCATCCGCGCTCCCGATGGCCGCGCGATAAAGGGCGGCCAGCCGTTCGTCCGCGCGGATGGACCGGAACACAGCTAGCGTGACATCTGGATCGAACCGGCCGGGCGGGGACAGGCGCCGCGCGAGTTCGGCGGCCGCCCGCTTGAGATCCGCCTCGGCCTTGATCTGCTCCACCGCCTTCGCGTCGTTGATGGCCGCGGCCGCATGCTCGGACAGAACGGTAGCCGCGTAGTCGGCCACGTCCTGCCCAGCTCCGGACGCCATGCGCTCTAACGCCCGCGTGACCATAGGCTTGAGCCGAATGCCCAGCGGGATAAGTGCCTGCGCAGTCACGGGCGCGGCGGAACGAACGGAGCGCCGAGGGGCGCATCGAGCACGGTGAAGCGGAAATGCGGACCCACCGAGGCATCGCGCATCACCCTCTTGCCGTCCACGACCCGGACAACGCCATTGGTGGCTGCTCGGCAGGCGCGGCCAATCTGCTGGTCGAGAAGGCGCTTTCGGCGGCTGCCGTGGACGTGGGGGTCGGCCGCGCCGATCGCGAGCAAATACTGCGCGAGCAGGTGCGGCGCGGACAGGATCTCGGAGAGCACGATGTCGGTGACGTCCTCGCGCCAGCCCGTGGCGACGATGGCTGCGGCGCGGGCACGTGCGAAAGCCAGGATGAAGTCCCAGGCATCGCGCTCAGCTGGGGTCAGGGTGGAGCGAATGGGGGGTCTTCTGGGCATGGCGGGAGCCTCGCTGTGGAACGGCCACACATTAGTGGTGAGTCTGCTTTAGAGTCAATGATGGACTAATGGGGCTGACCGAGATCCTTGATCGCGTGCCAGACGGCCGCTGCCCCGCTTCGCCCCATGAAGTTTATGAACAAGGAGAACTCATGCTCACCCTAGACCTCCCGGTCGAGCCGTACTGGCTCGACCTCCCGCGCGGCGTCCGCGTGGAAATCCGCCCCGTCACCACCGCTGTCATGGCCGCCGCTCAGGCCGGCTCCGCCCGTCGCCTTGGCGCGCTGCGGGCCGCGGAGGCCGACCTCGACCCCGACATGGCGCGCGGCCTGGCCTTCGCCTTCCTCGTCAAGGCGCTGGCCCGCCACGCCGTCACCGCCTGGGAGGGCGTCGGCGACGCTGCCGGCAAGCCGCTGCCGCTCTCGCCCGAGGCCGTCGAGCGCCTGATGGACATGGATGAGATGGCCGCGGCCTTCTGGGACCGCGCCACCGGCCCCGTCGCGGCCGTGGCCCTGGAGGGAAACGGCTAAGGGCCCGGGCCGAATGGCACTTCGGCCAGGGCCCTGACTACTGCCGCGGCTGCGCGGCGCTCGATCGCGACTGCGGCGTGGCCTGTCCCTATGCCGCGCACGCGCCGGCCAGTGTCGAGGGTGCCGCCGTCTGGGCCGCCGGCACCACCTGTGCCGCGGCGACGATGACCGGGCTCGACCTCGACATGCCGGCCGCACTCGCCACTGCCCGCGAGATGGGCGCCACCGGCTGGGCCGTGGCCGAACTGCTGCTCGCCATGCGCATGGGCCTCGCCGCCGGCAGCGCCGCGCGGCGCACCGATCCCCCCGGACCCTGACCACCCCATCGCAGGAGGCGTGACCCATGGCTGACGCCACCCGCCGCGTCTCCGTCCGGCTGTCACTGGACGACGCCGCCCGGGTCAAGCAGGAGCTGCGCGAGGTCGGCGAGACCGGCCAGCGGAGCCTGGAACGCATCCAGGGCGGTGCCGATCGCGCCTCCCGCGCGCTGGACCTCCTCGACGTCGCCGTCCGCGGCGTGCAGATCGCCGGCCTCGCCGCCGGCCTGCGCGCCGTGGTGGTCGCCGGCGACGTGCTCACCCAATCCATGGGCCGGCTGAACACCGCGCTGGGCTCCGTCGAACGCGCCGGCGAGATCTACGACCGGCTGTACCGCGACAGCCTGCAGACCGGCGTCGCCGTCCGCGAGAGCGTCGACGCCTTCGCGCGCTTCTCGATCGCCGCGCGTGAGATCGGCGCCACTTCCGACCAGGTCGCCACCCTCGTCGGCGGCCTGCAGCGCATCGCCATTGCGTCCGGCGCCAGCCAGCAGGAGATCGCCTCCAGCACACAGCAGCTCGCCCAGGCACTGGCCTCGGGCACGCTGCAGGGCGACGAGCTGCGTTCCATCCTGGAAGGCCTGCCGACGCTCGCACAGGCGCTGGCCCGCGAGCTCGGCGTTTCCATCGGTGAGCTCCGCAAGCTTGGCTCCGAGGGCAAGCTCACCGCCGACACCGTCTTCCCCGCGCTGCTGCGCGCCGTCGAGCGGCTGAACGGCGAGTTCGAGCGCGCGCCGCTCTCGGTCGGCCGCGCCTTCGGGCAGCTGACGGCCGCCGCCGACCAGTTCCTCGCCCGACTGGACCAGGCCATCGGCCTGTCCAACGCCCTGGCCCGCGCGCTCTCTGGTGCCGCCCGCGTGCTGGACGGCGTGCGCCGCGGCTCCGGCCTGCTGCTGCCCTCCGAGCAGGAGGCGGACCGCCGCGCCCAGGCCGAGGCGCTGCGCGCCCAGATCGCCCGCCTCGAGGCGGAGAACGACGGCCGCGACAGCCTGCGCTCGCAGCCCCGGCGCGGTTCGATCCAGGGCGGGCTGGTGGGTGCCGCCCAGCAACAGGCCGGCGTCGATCGCGCCGCCCGGCTGGAGGAACTGCGCCGGCAGTACCAGGAACTCACGGAGGAGATCACCCGCGGCGAACAGGCCGCCGGCGAGCGCCAGCGCGCCGAGCAGGAGGGCGCCGCCGCCCAGGCCGCTGACTTCCGTCGCCGCCGCGCCGCCGCCGACGCCGAGGAACTCCGCAAGCAGTTGGACGACCGGTTCCGGATCAACAGCGCCTATGAGGAGCGCGTGCGCCGCCTGCGTGAGGCCGAGGCCGCGGGCGGGCTGACCGCCGCCGACCGCACCCGCCTCGAATCCCTGGCGCTGCGCGAGCGCGACCAGGCGCTGCAGCGCATCGAGGGCACCACCCGGCGCGTGGCCAGCATCCCGCGCCCCGACCGCGAGGCCGAGCGCGAGATCAACGACCTGATCCGCGAGCGCGAACGGCTCATCCAGAACAACGAGACCGCCTACGAGAAGTACCAGCGCCGGCTGGAGACGCTGGGCCGTCTGGTGGAGCGGGCGGAACGCGCCGGCCGCCCGGTGCCGGACGAGACCATCTCGCGCGAGGCCAATGCGGCGCTGGAGGAGCTGGAGCGCGGCCAGCAGCGCGTCCAGGCCGCCACCGAGCGCACCAGCAGCACCGCCCGTGATCTCGGCCTGACCTTCAGCAGCGCCTTTGAGGACGCGATCATCAAAGGGGAAAAGCTGTCCAAGGTGATGCAGGGGCTGCTGCAGGACATCGCCCGCGTCATTGCCCGGCGCACCATCACCGAGCCTTTGGGCAATGCGCTGAGCACGGCCCTGTCGGGCTTTTCCTTCGGGAACCTGTTCTCGGGGCTGTTTCGGGCGGAGGGCGGGCCGGTCTCGGCGGGGCAGCCCTACATCGTGGGCGAGCGCGGGCCGGAGTGGTTCGTGCCCAGCCGGAGCGGCACCGTGCTGCCCAACGGCACGGCACCCGCCAGCGGCCCGGTGATCCACCAGACCATCAGCATCGACGCGCGCGGCGCCGATGCCGGGGTGGAGGCGCGGCTGCGACTGCTGGCGGGGCAGATCGCGCGCCAGGCCTCGGTGATGACGCTGGATGCGGTGCGCCGTGGTGGCGCGGCCTATGAGACGGTGCGGGGATAGCGGCGATGGTGGAATACGCTTGGCCGGAGCTGCTGCGTCCGTCGCGCCTGGTCTTTTATCTGCAGCACAACACGCTGCGCTTTGTCTCGCCGGTGACCCGCGCCACCCAGGTGATGCGGCGCGAGGGGGCGCGCTGGGTGGCGGAGGCGAGCTTCGAGCCGCTGAACCCAGTCAGGGCCGGGCTGCTGGAGGGGCTGCTGGCCGCACTCGCCGGCTCGGTGAACACCGTCCGGGTGTGGGATTGGCGGCGGGAGTTCCGCACGGGGGATCCGCGCAGCCAGGGCGATGTGCCGACCGGCCCCTACAGCTTCTCGGACGCCACGATCTTCACAGATGGCACGGGGCTGGTGGTGGGGTCGGGCAATCCGGCGCTGGCCGCGGGCGCGCCGAGGGGCGCGCTCAGCATCACCACCGCGGGCTGGTGGCCCGGCACGGTGGCCGTCGGCGCCGGCGACCACATCGGCCTGGGCGGGCGGCTGTACATGGCGACCGAGACGGTGGTGGCGTCGGGCGCGGGCACGGCCACGATCCCCATCGCACCGCCGCTGCGCGAGGCGATGCTGGTGAGCGCGCCGCTGGTGCTGACCAAGCCCAGCGTGCCGATGCGGCTGGTCTCGGATGACGAGGCGGCCAATCCGACCCGGCCGGGGCGGTTCACGGCGATCACCATCCGCATGGAGGAGGCGTTATGACCGGAACCCCACGCCTCTCGGCCCACGCGGCCGCCTCCGCCACCGCGCCGGTCGCCGCGCCGGTGGTGATGGTGGAGCTCGACTTCGCCTCCGGCGCCTTTCGCGCTTGGACCGGGCTTGGGCTGCTGCACTGGGCGGGGAAGGTGTTCGAGGGGGTGGGTTCGATCGGCGCCGTGGGCGAGATCGAGGAGACGGTGGAACTGCGCGCCGTGCGGCTGTCGCTGGCGCTGTCCCCCGTGCCGCAGGAGGTGGTGGACATCGCCCTGGCGGAGCGGAGCTTTCGGCTGCGCCCGGCCCGGCTATGGGGCGCGTTGCTTGACGCCGAGGGCGCCTTTATCGCCGACCCGTTTCCGCTGTGGGCAGGGCTGATGGACACGATGCAGGTGACGGACGGCGCGGAGCCGCGCGTGACGCTGACCTGTGAAAGCCGCCTCGTGGACCTCGAGCGGGCCGAGGTGCGGCGCTACACCGATGCAGACCAGCAGGCCGAGTATCCCGGCGACCGGTTCTTTGAGTACGTGCCGGCGCTGCAGGAGGCCGAGATCCGGCTGCCGGCGCGGTAGGCCCGGGCCCCCATGCGCCATCCCGACTGGCCGACGCGGCTGGCAGCCCTGCTGTCGGCGGCGGAGACGCGCGCCTTCCATCCCCGCCAGTGGAATTGTGCCCTGTTCGCGCTGGCCGCAGCCGAGGCGGTGACCGGCACCCGGCCTCACGTCCGCGTGCTGCCGGACCTCGCCACCTCCGCCGACAGCGCGGGCTTTCCCCGCATCCCGCACGCCTTTGCCCGTATGGGCGATGTGGTGCTCGCAGGCGATCCGCCGCGCCTCGGCGTCGTCGTGGATGGCGGTCGCGCCGTTTTCGTCGGGCCGCGCGGCCTCATCCGCCTGCCGATCACCACCTGCACCGCCGCCTGGAGGATTGGCTGAATGCCCGCTGCCATCCCCCTCATCGCCGTCGTCGCCGGCGGCGTGGCCTCCGCGGCCCTTGGCGGCGGCCTCCTCGGCGCGCTGATCGGCGCCGGCGCGGCCTTTGTCGTCTCCTCCATCGGCGCCTCGGTCTTTCCGGCCAAGCGCCCCTCCGCCCCAACTCGGCCCGGCGACGATGCCACCGCCCCCGGCGCCGGCCGCACGCAATCCTTTCGCCAGCCCATCACCGAGCACCAGATCGTCTTTGGCCGCTGCAAGGTCGGCGGGCCCATCGTCTTCATCCACTCCGCCCCCGACGATGAGGGCCGCGCCGATGGCTGGTTCTATTCGGTGGTGGTGCTCGCCGCGCATCGCGTCCGCAGCATCGGCGATGTGTGGCTCGGCGACACCCTGGCGACCGACGCGAAGTTCGCCGGGCTGGTGCGGACTGATCGGCACATCGGGGATCCCGCTCAGCCGGCCGATGCGAACCTCATCGCCGAGACCGGCGGCAAATGGACCGGCGACCATCGCGGTCGCGGCCGGGCCTATGTCGCGCTGCGCCTGAAAATCACCGCCGAGGCCTTTCCCGCCGGCCCGCCCAACATCGCCGCCCTGGTCGAGGGCGCCGACACCATCCTCGACCCACGCACCGGCGCCGTGGGCTGGTCCGACAATCCCGCGCTGTGCCTGGCCTGGTACCTGACCGCGCCCTTCGGCTGGAAAGCCTCCTGGGACGACATCGACATCCCCGCACTCATCGCCGCCGCCAACATCTGCGACGAGCTGATCGGCACGCGCGCCGGCCTGCATGAGCGCCGCTATACCGTGAATGGGCGCGTCTCGCTCGGCGAGGGCAAGATCGCCATCACCCGCAAGCTCGTCGCCGCCATGGCCGGGGCGATGGTCGTCTCGGGCGGGCGGTTCTTCATCCATGCGGGTGGGCCCGCGCTGCCCTCGGCCACGCTCACCTCCGACGACCTGCGCGGCGACGTCACCATCCAGGGCTCCCGGCCACGGCGCGATCTCTTCAACGGGGTGCGGGCGGTCTACGTCGACCCGGCGAAAAACTGGCAGCCGACCGACGCCCCGCCGCTGCTCGCCGCCAACTACGTCACCGAGGATGGCGGCGAGCAGATTTTTCGCGATCTGGAATTCCCGCTCACCACCTCGGTCGCCACCGTCCAGCGGCTGATGAAAGCCGAGCTGGAGCGGGTGCGGCGCCAGCGCGAGGTGGCCTTCCCGGCGAATCTCTCGGCCCTGCGGCTGCGGCCCTGGGATGGGGTCACCGTCGCGCTCGAGCGGGTCGGGGCCTTCCCGGCGCGGGTGACCGGCTGGCGGCTCTCGCCCGATGGTGGGGTGGACCTCTCCCTCACGGAGGAGGACCCCGCCGTCTGGAACTGGAACCCGTCGGTGGACGAGCGCGCCGCGGGCGACAGCCCCTCGGTGGTGCTGCCCAACCCCGGCATCATCGCAGCACCTGCCGCCATCGCCGTGGCAACGCCGGTCACCGCCGCCTTTGGGGCGATGGGGGTGTCCTGGTCGGCTGTCGGCTCCGCCTTTCTCGCCGGCTACGAGCTGGAGTTCCTGCCGGCCTCGGTGGCCGTCTGGCAGGGCTACGGGGGCGCCCTGGGCGCCACGGCGGCCTCGGTCCCCACCACGGAGCCCACCGCCTTCCGGGCGCGCGCCGTGGCGCGCAGTGGCGCCGTGTCGGGCTGGCGCGAGGCCGCGGTCCCGGGCGCCGTGACCGCGCCGGCCGCACTCGGCATCACCGGCGGCGTGCGCCTCTCGGGCGGCGTCCCGATCGGCGCCGTGCGGCTGCAGGTGTTCGAGGCGGACAGCGCCAGCCTCGCCGCCGCCACCAAGCTGGCCACGGAGCCCACGGCACTCCCCTGGGACCGCACCGGCCTCACCGCCGGCCAGACCCGCTGGTACTGGCTGCGCAGCGTCTCGGCCGAGGGCAATGTTTCCATCGTTGCCGGCCCGGTCACCGCCACCGCACTGTAGGAGCCTCGGGAAACATGCCGGCACGCATCGACGACCTGCTGGTCCTCAACGCCAATCTCAACAAGAGCGACTTCGCGAAGTACCTGCGCGACCGCGAGGCGGTGCTGCCGAACGACTTCGGCGGG